GCCATTCGTTGACTGATTGCTGGCTGGTCAACAATCAACTGAGTTATTTTATCCAATTCAATATTGGCTAATTGTTTTGTTAGTTTTATTCGTTGAATAAAATCTAATTCGTTGTAGAAATCTACAAGTTCACTTAAAATCATTATGACCAATCAAATAGTGTTTGAAACGTGTTTTCTGTGTTAGTGGCCGCGGCCAAATTCCATCCTAATACACCTAGTAAGTTATCAATTTTTTGATCAACTACTGTAGCTTCCATCTCGGCATCGTCAAATGGTAAGTCTTTGAACCACTGCGGCAAATGCATTTCATCTGTGGGATAGCCTATACTAGTCCAGCCCAGGGCATTGGATTTTAGTTTACAAACAATGGTTTTCATACCGTCTATTACCTGCATTGAATAGTTATCACCGTTCATTTTTCGCATGGCATTCCAATTAATTGCGGCTCTTACATGCCCGGGCATGTTGGCACGACCCAGTCGTTCTTCTTCTTTGGTATACTTGGTTAAATTGTTAACACGCTTGGGCGATCCTTTTTCCCATCCTGGACGCTCGGCAAATTCATACTTGAACTCTCTAATACGTTCGACGATATCATCTCGTTGAGCTCCACCTAGTACACTATTTAGAATTTCTAATAGAAAGTCCTGGATAACTTTGGGGGTATCACTACGTTTCAAGTCCAAGCCCATGGCTTTGGTCTTGCCAGACCTACCTTCCACATCTAATCTTTTACCTTCCAAGTCAATGATATTCACTGCATAACGTTTCTTTGTAATAAACAAACTGCGATCTGCTACAAGTTCTCTACCAGCTCGAATAAGTTCTCCGGCACCCCTGGGACAATGGAATGCCTGTTCCATATAGGCAGGAAAGCTTTCATTGACCTGCTCTGCAATGCTATCGTATAAAGCAATACACGTTTCTTTGGACCATTCCATACGACCGGCTTCGACTTCAGATTTAAGCACCGGCCATGCTGAGAAATAACATGAATCTGTGTCGCCATATATGATAGCTTCTCCCACGTGATCATACTTGCCGGTTATGCATTCATTGATGTGTGCATCCATGTGTCTGGCAATGGCTCGTCCTGTGAGTGTGGTAGATTGACCAATTCTATGATCAAAGAATCTACAACCAGGATTTAAAATAGCACCATATAATGAATTTAGATTAATCTTTTTAACCAACTGACGTTTGTCCCAAAATGCTTCTTCTTTTTTATTGGTGGCTTCTTTTTTCTTGGCCTGCATTTCTTTGCGTTCAGCATACCAACGTTCCAATAACCCAGGTATAATACCCTTGCGTTCGTAGGTCACAATAGTGCCATTGGCAGTCAGCATCCAGGGCTGATTCGAATCGAATATCATTGACCAAATTTCAGCGGCTGAGTGTACAGTCTCATTGCCATCTTGCCAATCAATGGTAATTTCTGTGCCACGTTGTTGTTCCATGACCGCTGTGTATTCCAAACTGCCAAACAAGCCTTCCCAGGCCATGGCAAAACTGCTTTTGTTGTCGATCTTTTCTTTGATGTATCTGTCAGTCATGATCGGGCGCAGTTGTCCCACAATGGTTTCTGGTCCCATGTTGAGTGCTCTAATGGCCGACGGATACAGTGAGTTAATGTCAACTGATCCTATCCACTCGTGTATGCCTTTTTTAGGATATGCCACATAGGCACCTGCGGCCTGTGTGTCATCATCAGTGAGTCTTTGTTGACGGTTGGGCACAACCATACCACGTTCGTGTGCTTCATTGATAATGGCCTGTTCAGTCACTGCCACTGCACCCATGGTGGTTTGTAGTAACACAGTATTGGCATGTGCAAGTTCATTGGCTAGATCTAGAAATCTCAACTTCTGATCTAACTTGTGTAATAGTAGTGTATCTTGGCGATTATATTCTAAAAACGTTTTAAAGTTTTGATTGTACAGCTGATCCAAGGTACCTTCAAACTGTGTTTTACGCTCGTCTAGTTCATACTCTCCAATGGCATCCAGGCTGTAACTGTGTCGCTCTTCATAGGTATATTTGCGATACAGTTGCATATAATCCATGTGCACACGACCAATCAGATCATAGGTTTGATTTTCTGCACCAAAACGTTCAAACATGCGCGGTTTGGGATACTGATTCCACAGACAAAATCTACGGGTATCATCTTTGTTGAGCACACGAGTCACACGATTTACGGTATATGGAATATCATAGCCTTCTGAATTCCATCCTGATAGTGCATCTGCATCTTCAATTAGATCCAAGAATGTTTTTAACATTTCCTCTTCACGCTCAAACAACATGCAGTTTTCAAAAGTAGCCGCAATTTCTTCAGCAGTGGCCCAGCTCATATGTTTGGGCGGCACTGCCAATGTAACCAATTGATCCAGCCAGGTTAGATACAATGATATAGCAGTGATAGGATTAAACGGATCTGCCACAGGTGAGAACCCACGTTCGGGATCAAAAGCAACTTCAATGTCAAAAAATGCCACATTGAGTTCTGGAGCATCGTGTCCAAGATAATTTTCACTCAAGCATCTGAATACAGGATTGATATCACTTTCGTATAGATTTTTGTGTGACTGGGCACGAACTTCTTTGCGAAATTCTTTGTTGTTGCGTGTGCTAAATCTCGACACCGGAGTGCCATATATACTGGTAAATTTACCTCGAGGATCGTCGTAGTAGAATATGTAGTTTGCCGGAAACTCGCGGTATTCTCTCTGACCATTACGCCGTTCTACTACGTGTATGCGATCATGTTCTCGATCATATAGTGCATCAATGTAACTTATAATAATTCTCCGTGTTATTTACATTATACAACAATTATAGAGTTTTTCCTACTGTTTCTAAGATTGTTTCCAACAATTCATGATCTTGCTTCTCCCGACCAAATTCTGCTTTATGAGCAAGCCTAATGGCTTTTTTAAGTACCGCAGGTTTGATTTCGAGTTCTTCGGCTATGGCCTTGATTGTATCGTTTAACCCGCCTTGCAATGTTTCGATTTCATGCGTTACCTGCATACCTTCATTGATAATTTGGGTTAGTTTAAGTTTTTGGTCGCCGTTAAAAGTTTTGTCTGACATCGATTTTCCTTTTAAAATACAAGTATACTTTCATTCTTGACAAAATGCAACCACCTTAGGTCAACTATGTATTTGAATGTATTTGTTCTATTTTCTCTAAAATTTTTATGTCTTGACTTTGATTGAATGATTCAAACTGATCAATATAGCCCGGTGCCAGTATAGTATTTTGTATTAACTCGCAGTTATCAATATTTTGATCTATTAAATCTGACAATTTTATCATTGACAAGGATTCTATTAGATTTTTAATTTGTCGTATTCTATCAAAATCACCCAATACATTATCAAAACTAGTATCAATGGAATAATTTATTGGAATATTATAATCATTTTTTAAAAAATCGTATGTTCCAGGTTGCCCAGCACTAATCAAAACATTTCCAGCAATAAGAGGTTTCCAAGTTTTTTCTGTTAAAAAAGGACCTGGTCTATTGTATCTAATATCGTTGATCCAATATAATCCAAAATTATCAGTCTCGTTGGAAAAATTTATTAAACAATTTTGATATTGTGGATTTAAAAAATCAAAAATATTTAACTCATAATAATTTTTGTCAAGTGTATAATTATCTATTGTATGTTTATAATTTAACAGTTCCCAATCTAAATCATTAAATGACAAATCATTTTTTATTGATTTTATTAATTCGTCATGACAGGAATCGTTAGTTAAATTATGCCAGGAAACAATTGATTCATTGGCTGCATATTTTAGTAAACTAAGAGTGATAATAGCTCTGAACTGACGCCGATAATATGATAAACTACTGAATTTTTTATAGATTTTTTTTGATTTAGCACTAGGTATTTGAGATAAGTCTGTGTTAGTTAATACATGCTTTAGAGGCAAATGCCAATGCCTGTACTTAAAAAATGTAACATTATCTGGATACACATAATCATAATTATTTATATCAGCCAAATAGATAAATTGCGTATCTGGATTTAGTTTTGCTGCATCTATTATACCATTGTATCTTGGACTTTCATGAAAAGTTGAAATTATTACTAATTTTTTCTTAATTTGAAATTTAATTAATGCAGTATTAAGTATAAGTTGTATTTTACTTAGATCAATTTCTGTCAGAAATTTATAATTGGGTTGCATTATTTTTATTTATTATACATTTGATTCTACTTGGTTTTGCTAGTATATCATAAAAAACAACTATGTCAAATTTATATTATTGAAAATATTCATTAAATGATTGCCAAACGTGATTCAATGGCACAGTATAATTTTGATCATGATTTTTTATGTTGTAGGTCACCGGAGTAACAATGTTTTGATCTAACTGTGAGATTAATTTTGGAAAAAACTTTTGTACAATGTCTCGATTACAAATTGGAGGACTACATAAGTTTTGATATTTAATTTTTTGGTCAACTGAATTAACAATATCAGTTCCGAGTTGTTTTAAAGGATACCATTGTATACAAGAATCTAAACAAATTTTATCCAGCCAAACCTGTTCTTTAAGATCGTAAAGTATATTTTTATTCATTGATAAATCTATCAGACTAGGAAGTCGAGTTATGTGAATGTTAGGCAAGTGACTCATGGCATGCTCTAAAAACCAACGGTTGTTGCCATAGCTGGCAGTGGGTTGTTGTAAATCTGGATCAGCATTTGCACTAGTTTTGTTTGCATAAATATCCACAGTACTAATATAGATCAACTGATTGTAATTACAATGTTGTATTAGATCAACCAGTTGTTGACAATCTATTAGATCTTTGGTAGGATTCTGGTTAACACTAATTCTATTGCCGGTCGGGGCTGCCACAATTAATACGTCCAACTCTTGTTGTGGTAAATTACCTGATGTATTGCGATCATAAACAATGCTGTCGGGCAGTTGTTTATGTAATGCATTACCAACTAGTCCAAGTCCAATAATAGAATATTTCATATCAAGAAAATCTTCTTAATATTGCATTAGCTGTTTGTTCATTGTGTTTTTGGCAACGTTGAGCAAATTCTCCAGACCATATCATGTCAGCATTGTGCTTTGAACTTTCAAAGGTCATTTCATTTATGTCTCTTATTGAATAATTTTTTAAATTAATAATTGTATCAATTATACCAGACAATCGAGACAAGTTTCCTGGATCTTGATCCCAAGATAAATCAATATCACCGTAGTTAAACTTTAACCCTAATTGTAAAAGTTGATTATACACATCAAATTGTCCAACAGATATAAAAGGAGTTTGTGCTAACAAACATTTAAATGTTTTTTCGTCTATACACGGGCCTGGCCTGATATAATTGCCTAAGGTATCAATCATATGGCTATAATGATAACTTTGATTGGTCAAATGTATAGCTGATTCTATATACAAAGGTTGCCACGGATCACTATTTTTTCTTTGGAAATTATGTGTATCATCGGTAAACTCATCAATGAGTATTTCATTTCCATAATATTTTTCAAAAAAGATATTAGACAAATTGTCTAATTTTTCTACGCCTGTTGGTTGACGATCATGAACATTTTTTTCTTCCAACCAAGTCCCTAGTTTAACTAATAATTCTTTACGATCAAAGTTTTCTAATAGAGCTGTAGTTACTAATAACTTACTTTGAGTAATTCGATTACAAACTGCACTTACTTTATATTTTAAATTTCTAATTTGCTTATTTGGAAACCATTCCATGATTTGATTTAAGTGTATGTGCCAACTATAAAAATTAAAAAAATGCACATTGCTAGGACAAGGGAAATTGTAATTGGAACCGTCATTTAAAACAATAATAGGCTGTGATATTCGTTTAGATTGATCAATTAACCAATTGCAATCTATATGTTCATAATGAAAAGATATAACATAAAGATCATGCCCACTGGGTAACTCTATTGGGTTGTGCCTAATACTAGGTATTCGTAGCCAAAGCGCAAAATACGTGTCTTTTGGTCAATCTTGAAACCAATGGTAATCTTGCCAAAAAGTTGGAAAAGGTTGTGTTCCTAACAACGTGCCAGGTGCGATTTCTTCTTTTTTGGGAGTAAAAATATGATGTGTCATGAGTTTTTATATATCGTCAAAAACTGACAGGGTGTATTAAATGCTCACTTTGTAGTTCACGGTAGCGAATCGCTTTCTACGCCCAGCAGCCGGGCACACCTCGCAACTAGTGCGGTCCTAAGGGTGTTCTTTATCTTCCAGCCGCAGCCAGTGCGGCTCCGTTGTTGAAACTTCTACTCCATGATGCAGCCTGAATGTTGCCGCGATCCTTTGACCAACGATATCCTGCCCGATGTCCTGAGCAGTCTTTGGTGCAAGGTGATCCCAAGAAACTCAGTTCGTCCAACTGTTCAGCTTCGTATTCTAAAAATGTGCTGGCAAATTGATGACACAGTTCGTGTATTTTTTTATTCTTTGTTGCTTCAACATGAAAATTCTTGTGTTCGTACCGCTGGCTATGTGTTTGTGTAGGATCCTCAAAGCCGCAATAGACTTTTCGCACAGGACTATCATTGATTAATTGTGTGCAACTCACACCGTCTCTTTCAGGCATGCGTTCACTGCAAGGACTGCAGGTTGTTATGATTATACTACCTTCTGGAATAGCGCCAAATTTGCGTTCATAGTTTGACATGGCCACACGTTCGGCATGCTGACGTTTTTTACCTGTGCCAGGAGAATTCACGCCCAGGACCAATCTGTTGTTGGGATCCAGTACTGCGGCAGCTACCATGCCATAACGTTCAGGATCCCGGCGCTGACCTGCAATCACCAGCTCGCACAAGTCTACTAGAATACTGTCCAGTTTGTCGTAGTTGCGAATTTCAAAATCACTGGCTCTCATGTTTTTATTCTTCCATTCCCAGATCAGATTTGATGAGATCTAACCTACTTGTAATACTGGGATCGTGGAATACTTCTTCTAAATAGTCCTGACACTCGCCGATATCTTCTAACGCAAACTGATATCTATCATCGTCTTCGTCATCATCATCTTGGTCTGTTTCTGGCCT